CAGGTGAAGTTACTGCTACGGTTGAACCTGAAATGGATGTTGAAATGGAAAAACATAAGAGAAATCTTATTAACGCAATTATCCAAGGTACATCTAAGAAAGGGCATTATATTTTTCAGAAACCTGAAGTTCGTGCAAGATTAGATGAAATTGACACTCGTTTGTATCCCGCGTATTTGGGTATCATGACAATTAATGATTTCATGTACTTTACCATGGAACAAATGATTGAAATGATGAGTGAATCAGGTCAAGGTATTGGTGGAGCAGTTAAACTTGAATCGTCAAGTGATGATGATGGTGACGACGATGGTGATGGTGCTTCAGACACAACTATCAATGCTTGGGGTTTGATTTTCCCAATTTTGTGCCACGAGGTTATTAAAGGTCTTGAAGAAGCTAAAGGAAGATATGGTTTTCCTGAAGATGCTGATGTAAGACAAAGAGTTCAACAAGAAGTTGACACATTACCAATGGAGGCTTGGACTTTGAGAATTGGTCCACAAATCGTTGAAAAAATTAGATTTGCACTCCCTGACGAAGTTTTTGAAGATGAAAACAGAGGTCTAATCAATTGGTTTCAAATGGAACTCTATAAACTTCCTGCCGAAGAATTCATCAAGATTATTGGTGACGCAATTTCTGAGGATACTTCTAAACAGTCAAAAGCGACAGACGCTTTCAGACGTGTTCTACAAGTCGCTAAGAAGAATAAAGAAGAGTACGAAGACTACGAATCTGAAGAAGATTCAGATGACGAAGATGGTCTTGATTTCTTGACAGGATTAGGCATTAGCCGTCCTGATTAATGAATTACACAAAAGAACAAGTTTTAATTGAGTATAAGAAGTGCATGAAGAGCACTCCTTATGCTCTTAAAACATATTTACAAACTTACGATAATACCGTTTCAAGGTATGTCCCGTTGGAATTATTTAAAGACCAAGTTACTTTGGTTGAAGACTATGAAAGTTACAACGAAAATATTGCATTAAAGTATCGTCAGGCAGGTGTATCTACCGTTACAGCTGCTTGGGCAAGTAAAAGAGTTGCTTTTGCCCGAAAAGAAAAACCCGAGAAGATTCTAATCATTGCAAACAAATTAGAAACTTCTGTTGAATTTGCCAATAAGATTAGAGCATTTACAGAACAATGGCCCAGTTGGGTTGGTATTGGGTTTTCACCCGAAAAAAATGCCGCAAAACATTACAAATTAAATAATGGTTGTGAAGTTAAGGCGGTTGCAACATCAAAAGATGCTTTGCGTGGTTACACCCCCACGGTTCTGATATTTGACGAGGCTGCGTTTATTGAGGCTGACAGTGATTTCTGGTCAGCTTGTATGGCATCTCTATCTACAGGTGGTAAAGTTGTGGTTATTTCCACACCTAACGGATATGACCGTATCTACTACGAAATCTATGACCAAGCCCAAAGGGGTATGAATGATTTCAAAATCACACCAATGTTTTGGTTTCGTGACCCTCGCTACACCAAAGATTTGTATTTGGTTAAATGTGAGGATGTTGTTCATTACTTACTTAACAAAGAAGAATATTCATCTGACATTGTAATTCAATTACCACTTGATAACCCATATAACCGTGATTACGATGAAATCGCAAATTATATGGAACAAGGATACAAACCTTGTTCATCTTGGTTTGAGAGTATGGTTAAAAAACTTAAATACGACAAGAGAAAAGTTGCTCAGGAATTGGAATGTAACTTTCTTGGTTCAGGTGACAACGTATTTGATTCAAACATAACTCAGAGGATTCAAAAGAACGATATTAAAGAACCAAACGCAAAATTGATGGGTAATCAACTTTGGATTTGGAAAGAACCTGAAAATGGTCACAAATACGTTATGGGTGTTGACGTTTCAAGGGGAGATTCTGAAGATTTTTCTTGTATTGAAATAATTGATTTTGATACCCGTGAACAGGTTTTAGAGTTTGTAGGTAAGATTCCACCCGACACGTTAGCAGAAGTTGCTTACAAGTGGGGAAACATGTATTCAGCACTCTGTGTAACTGACTTAACAGGTGGTATGGGTGTTGCTACGGCAAGAAGACTTCAAGAACTTGGATATAAAAATTTCTATGTTGATGGGGTTGATATGTCAAATAAATGGAAGTGGGACCCAAAGGCAAAGGAAAAAATACCTGGAATTAATTTTAACAATAAAAGAGTTCAGATTATTGCCGCATTTGAGGAAGCGGTTAGACATGAATTTAAAGTAAGGTCTTCAAGATTATTGGGTGAAATGGGAACATTTGTTTACATAAACGGTAGACCTGACCACCAAAAGGGACATCACGATGACTGTATTATGTCAATTGCTATGGCATTATATGTTGCGGAAATTGCATTCCCATCTTTGGTTAAAGTTGTTAGTCAAACAAAAGCCATGTTGGATTCTTGGTCAACGGTAGTTAGTGAAAGCAAAGACCAATCACAATATTTTAATCCACAGGTACCACAATTTTCACAAACAGGAATGAACCGTAATCAACAATATAATCCTACAAGAGATGATTATGAAAAGTATCGTTGGTTATTTAATCCAAAGTAGTATTTATAAAAGACCTATTTGAGTTAAATTTTAGAAAATGAGTTCACAACAAAATTTTACAGTTTGGCAAAGACTATCAAGAGCTCTTGGTCCTGACGCATTATTGAATCAGGATTTTCCTACTTATAAGTTTGATAAGAAGGAATTACTTCGTACAACGGATAAAGCCGAATACGAAAAGGAAAAACTTCAAGCAAGACAATCAATGTATTTGGCAAATCAATTTGCCAAAGTTGAGAGTAATCTTTACAATCAGGCGATTTATTATGAACCAAATAGATTGGCGAGTTACTATGACTACGAGTCAATGGAATATACTCCTGAGATTGCCGCAGCATTGGACATCTACGCTGAAGAATCTACAACACCAAACGAAGATGGATTTATTCTACAAATCTATTCAGAATCAAAAAGAATAAAATCCGTATTAGCCGATTTATTTAATAATGTTTTAGATATTAACACCAACTTACCTATGTGGACAAGAAACACGTGTAAGTATGGTGACAACTTTATTTATCTCAGACTTGACCCTGAAAAAGGTGTTATTGGTAGTATTCAGCTCCCAAACATTGAAGTTGAAAGATATGAGTTGGGTATGTCAGAAAGAATGGGTACCTCTAACATCAAAACACCTGACAATAGTAAGGGACTTAAATTTACCATGAAATCCCGAAACATGGAGTTTCAACCATGGGAAATAGGTCACTTCAGATTATTGGGGGATGATAGAAAACTTCCTTATGGTACATCCATGTTGGAAAAATCAAGACGTACTTGGAAACAACTTTTGTTATCAGAAGATGCGATGTTAATTTACAGAACATCAAGAGCACCTGAACGAAGAATTTTCAAAGTGTATGTTGGTAACATGGAAGATGATGATATTGAAGCATACGTACAAAGAGTTGCCAACAAATTCAAAAGAGAACAAATTGTAGATTCAAAGACAGGTAATGTTGATATGAGATTCAACCAAATGGCGGTTGACCAAGATTATTTCATTCCTGTAAGAGACCCGGCACAACCTTCTCCAATTGATACTTTGCCAGGAGCAACAAACCTTTCTGAAATTGCCGATATTGAATACATTCAGAAAAAACTTGTAACAGCACTTCGTATTCCAAAAACATTCTTGGGATTTGAAGAAACTGTTGGTGATGGAAAATCATTAGCATTACAGGATATTCGTTTTGCTAGAACTATCAACAGAATTCAAAAATCAATGTTGCAAGAGATGAATAAAATTGCTATTATTCACCTTTTCTTATTGGGATTTGAAGAAGAAGTTTCAAACTTTACTTTAGGTTTAACAAACCCTTCAACACAAGCTGATTTATTAAAAGTTGATTTGTGGAAAGAAAAAATGTTGTTGTATAAAGATGTTGTTACAGACCCAGGAAACGGTATTCAACCAGCATCTTCAACATGGGCTAAAAAGCACATATTTGGTTGGTCTGATGATGAAATTAGAACTGACTTACTACAACAGAGAATGGAAAGAGCTATTGGTGAGGAACTTAAAAATACCCCTACAGTTATTGCTAAGACAGGTATCTTTGATACATTGGATAAGTTATATGGTACTAAAGAAGGTGCAGGAGCTCCGGCAGCACCTCCGGGTGAAGTTAGTGAGCCCGCGGCAACAGAACTCCCCGGTGGATTAGGTGGCGGATTTGAAGCTGAGTTTGGTGGAGGTGGAGGAGCACCCGAAACACCTGAAACCCCACCTGGTGAAGAAGCTGCGGTAACACCTGAATCTACCAGTATAAAGGACTTAAATATTCTCTTAGAAAATGATATTCATGGTTCAAAATTCTTAGATTTAAGTATTGGTCAACAAAACTTAGGAAAAATTGCTGAGGAATTGGATAAGTTACTTGGTTCGTAATATTTATTTATGAATCCAAATAACCCCTGCAAACATGACATTCGGAGAAATTAAATCAATTATCGAAAAAAACCTACTGGAATCTTACAGTAATCCAGCCAACTTTAAGAAAACTCTTAGAGAATTCAAACATAATATTTTAGAAAACAAAGCTTACTCGAAGTTATATTCGTTGTATGATGATTTATCTACACCCAAAAATCTCAGTAAACAAGATGCTGAAGAATATTTGGAGGAAGGTGTCTCATTGATTAGATACATTTTGGAAAATGTAAAATTACCAAAAAAAGGTGGTAATGTTGAAAACCAATACAAAGATTTAGATATCTTGGTTTATCTTAACTCAATCAACATTCAAGAAAGGATTCAATCTAAAAAAAATGTTTTAGGTGTGTTAATGTCAAAACCCACAATTAATGAGAATGTTGCACAGATTCCATTGAAATCTATGGTAAGTATTGCTAACCAAACAATTCAAAAGTATTTGGAGACTTTAGATGAAACCACTAAAAAGAATGTTTTCCACGTTTTTGCTGGCAATCAAGAAGATTTAGAAAAAGAATTTGAAACTTTAAAAGAAAATACGATTCAAAAATTATCTTCTTTGAAAGATAATGAATCAGAAAGTGATGTTGTAAAAACTATTAAAGAGACGATTGAGAAGATTCAATCTGAAAAATTTGACCAACTCAATTATGTAAGATTGAAACAACTTGGTGACTCTATTGTTCTTGAGTCCTAATCTTTTGTTTGTATTGGGCTGACAATTTCTTTTTTCTCTTACTAACAGATTTTTTCTCAAACTCCTTAAGTTCAAGGAGTTTTTTTGTTTGCTTGGTTTTGATTACCTTTCCCTTAAGTTCTTTAAGAGACTTCTCAATATTACCTTTTACTACGACTACTAACATATACAAGAAATATTTGGTAATTTGGTAAAATTCTATTATAATTTCTAAAAAGACAATAAAAGTTAGAAATTTAACTTAATGAAAAAAGGTAAAACAATTAAAATCAATCAATATGAATCTTTGAAAACATCTTATGGTACTGTTGATTCTAAAAATTTAAAGTCATTGTACATAAACCTTCAAACGTGGGTCTTACCTAAAGATGAGTATGAAAATTGGGAAAGAATTGTTGGGAATCTCAGTAGAGAAATAAAACATTCTGTCTATGAAAGTTTAAATAGAGAACTATTCCAAGAAAACTTTATTGTTGATTTAGATTTGAGAACAAGTGGGATTCAGGTAGGTAAAAAAAGTTTTATGAATCTTGAAATAAACTTATTCACCAAAAATGAATTAGATTTCAAATCAATGATAGTTAAAGATTCTGTCAAAAAAATTATCAAAGAAATTTATAAAAATTGTATTATACGGAATACTAAATTTTTATTTTCATCATCCAAAAACCCTATATCGGAGAAAACATTCATATAACTTAGTATTTATCATTTAAAAGATAAGATGAAAGATTATAGAATATTGAACGCCAGTGAAACGGGTAGGGGTATTTTAATTGAAATGGATGCTGGATGGGTATCACCATCAGACCCAAAAAATGTTGACATTCTTCGTGAACAAAAAGAATTGGACTATAGAAATCCTTTTGAGTTTTATGCTGTATTACAGAAGTACGGAGTACCTAATAGAAACGGTAGAGTGTATCCTGAAAAGATTTTAAAAAGAGAATCTGAAAAATACAAGACAGCAATTAAGAAAGGTTTATCAACTTCTGAATTAAATCACCCTGAGTCATCTCTTATTGACTTGGATAGAGTTTCACACCTAATTACCGATATTTGGTGGGATGGTAATGTTCTAATGGGTAAATTAAAATTATTAACTTCACCAGGATTTCACGAAAAAGGTATTGTATCCACTAAAGGTGACATTGCAGCTAACTTAATGAGACAAGGTGTTACTATGGGTGTATCTTCTCGTGGAGTCGGTTCATTAAAGAAAGTTGGAGAACAAAATGAAGTTCAAGATGACTTTGAACTTATCTGTTTTGATTTAGTATCATCACCATCAACACCTGGCGCATACCTATTCAACAACCCTGAAGATAGGGTTAAGTACGAAGAAAACTTGGATGAAGAA